AACGCTGCTCTAGGAAAGATTGAGAACATCTGGAAGCGTTACCTTTCGACTTGGTATCCTGGCAAGCTAAGTGACTTCCTTGAACAAGCGAAAGTATACATTGACTCAGATGGATTCATGCAGACACATCAGGTCTATCATCCGAATTGGATCAATCGTTGTGTGCGTGATTTCAAAAAGCTAGATGCAAAGAGTCAAAGAGAAGTGCTGACTAGAATCATTGAGAAACCTTTTGACATGCCGTCTAACGCAGAGAACAGAGCTAGACTTTTCAGAAGTTCTATTCTGCAAGAACGTAAAGAATACCTTATGGTTAAACTAAAGATGATGATGGAGGAATAATGCCAAACATTACTGGACAATGGTATACAGACTATGTGGAAATCGTCAAATGCTCAAACCCGATCTTGCACTACAACGAGTATTGTGGTACAATTGGCGAAGTGACGTTTGAAACCAGAACAGCTTTCTGGTTGAGACATCCTGACAATCGAAACTTTTGGGTTTACAAGCGTGATGTAAAACGACTTGACTACCTGACAAGAGACATGCAGAAGAAACTAATGAAAGGATAACATGTCATATACCAAAGAAATCAAAGAGGAAATCGTAAGTCTTTCCAAAGAAGGAATGACAGGTAGACAGATTGCTTCGTACCTGGGCTTGAGTAAAAGTGGAGTGAATGCTTTCCTTTCGCAATACTACATGTATAAGCGTAAGCCTCGTATTCTATTCCTAGACGTTGAGACAGCACCAAGTGTAGTAGTAGCATTTGATCGATACGATGTGACCATTACCCCGTCGCATGTACTAAACGAAGGTGGATGGATTATCAGTGCATCATGGTCATGGTACGGTGAAAATGAAGTACATGGTTTCTATGATAGAACAGATGTGATGGCACAGCGAGACTTCGACGTTACCCAACGCATTGTTGAAGAAATTGAGAAGGCTGATCTTGTAGTTGCTCACAATGGTGACAGATTCGATATCCCAATCATCAAGACTCGCGCTCTTCAGAATAAGATCGTGATTCGCAAGTCCATCAAGACTGTGGACACTCTGAAGATTGCTAAGCGCCTGAAGTTCAATTCTAACAAGCTCGACTCTCTCGGTAACTACCTTGGTGTCGGTCGTAAGATTCCGACTACTGGAATCACACTGTGGATTCAATGCATGAAAGGTGACTTCAAAGCACTGGACACAATGTTGAAATACAACAAGCAAGACGTTCAATTGCTCAAGGATGTATTCGATGAAATCCGAGCATACGATTCGAGTGCGATTAACTTCGGTATGTTCTTCGATGACGAACACGAACACTGCCCATCGTGCGGTAGTCCTCACCTGAGTGAAACAGGCAACGTGGTTCGAACAGGAACGGGTAAGTTTACTGAGTTGTCATGTGACGACTGTGGACGCATCAGTCGTCGCAAGCAAATGCTTAACACTAAAACACAGCGAGCTAAGCTGCTGGCTAAGGCTTGATATGATCCCTGTCGAAAGACAGGGGTCTTTTGCATAGGAGAAATAATGGAAAAAACAAATAGTGAATCAATCGCTTATCTAAACGCAAAGACTGAGAAGTTTAATGCGTGTGCTAACAAATCGGTACCTACATCGTGGCATGATCTACTGAACCAGATGAAGATCATTGAGAGTGAAATCAAGGAAATGCGTGACGCTATTGAAGTGCGCGATCCTGTTGAATTACTTGATGGTTATGTAGATTCAATGGTAACTCTGCTTGGTATGCGCGACATGCTGGCGAATCTTCAGTTCGATGTGCGAGGCGCTGAGTCCACTGTTGCAGACAATAATGACAGCAAGTTTCTTTCTGGTTTCACAGAACCGTCGGTGTTCGAATACACAGTTCAAGGGTACAGAAAACAAGGTGTTGAAATCAAGACAATGTTTAATCCTGAATACCATTCATACTGTTTTGTTGATTCTAACGGTAAAGTCAGAAAGCCTCTTGACTATAAACCAGTGGATCTCACACCTTTCATTCCTTCAGTGTTATTTGGAGTACCAACAAATGCAGCAACTTGAACTTCCACTAATGTTAAATGCCCCGCACACTCCACCTACAAATCCTTCCCCACCATTTCAGTTCACTCCTTCAACCGGCGTCAAGCTAGAAGAACTCATCAAACCACTTGGTGTCAAGTACGATAAAGAAAAAGTGCGTCCTACCCTTTTGTTCAAGTCACTGAAGCAACCACTAGATGAAGTATTAGCTGTGCTTGAGTTTGGTGCAAAGAAATACGCTCCTGACAACTGGAAGCATGTAGAAGGACCACGATACGATGATGCAATGCTTAGACATATCCAAGCGTATCTCGGTGGTGAAATGAATGATCCTGAAACTGGACTTCATCACTTGGCTCATGCAACATGTTGTATCCTGTTCAAGATTTATCTAGACAAGAACCCCAAGTAACATTGACATTTCAGAAAACGTGTGATATCATGGTCCCCCTGTCGCGGGGGACAGTTAGGAGAATTATGAAAAAGAGAGAAAGTACCATCGTTGCATTGTGCATCATTTCTGAAAGTGAAATCGCAAAAGTCATTCCAACCTACTCAAAAGACTTCGAAGTAGATAATCCTGTAGCATTCAGAAAGATGTTGTGGGAGATTGGACTAGACACCAGTAGACCTTTCGAGCGACAAGATGGTCTGTGGCACAGGAATCGCCTCAACGAAGTTGTCATGTGCTCAAGATATGTCGGTCATGAACGATTGGATGCTGAGTGGTTAGCGAGTGGATATGCTAGCGTTTCAGCAATGGACAAAGCTTCCGGTTGCAGAATCCTTGAAGACATCTACAGAGCACGAAACCTGACAGAAGATAGACAAGCTGCCCTTGCTGATAGAGAAAAGTATACAGTAGAAGATCAAACAGTACAAGGATAAAGATAAATGAATACACAACGAATGCTATCAGAGTCAAAGTTCTACATGGGTTACTCAAGATGGGATGACACCCTTCAGAGATATGAAACGTGGGAAGAAGCAGTTTCTCGCGTGATGAATATGCATCGTGAGAAGTACAAGGACAAGATGACTCCTGAACTTTCGGAGGCAATTGACTTTGCGCAACAAGCATACAGTGAACAACTAATTCTAGCTGCACAACGCTCGTTGCAGTTTGGTGGTGAGCAACTTTTCAAGCACAATGCTCGCATGTACAACTGCAGTGTCAGTTATGCTGACAGACCTGAGTTCTTTCAGGAAGCAATGTACCTGCTGCTATGCGGATGCGGAGTAGGCTTCAGCGTACAGAAGCATCACGTTGAGAAACTACCTGAGATTCGAAGCAGAAGTAAAAAGCGCAGTAAGATTTTCACAGTACCTGACAGTATTGAAGGATGGGCAGATTCATTCGGTGTCCTGCTGTCTAGCTATCTGACGCATGACGCACCATTCCCTGCATATCAAAACTGTCAAGTACACTTTGACTTCAGCCAGATTCGTCCGAAGGGATCGCTGATTTCAGGAGGGTTTAAAGCCCCAGGTCCAGATGGACTAAGAAACGCACTGGTTAAGTGTGAAACATTGATTGAGAGCTATCTAGCTAAAGGTATTACAACCATCAAACCTCTGATGGCTTATGACTTTGTGATGCACATGAGCGATGCTGTTCTTTCCGGTGGTGTTCGACGCTCAGCTACAATTTGTGTGTTCGACAAAGACGATCAGGAAATGCTCACAGCAAAGACTGGTAACTGGTTCATTGACAACCCACAACGTGGTCGTTCTAACAACTCTGCGATGATCATCCGTGATGAACTGACAAGAGAAGAATGGGCTAATATCATGAAGTCAGTTAAAGACTTCGGTGAGCCAGGATTCATCTTCAGCGATAGTAAAGAGTTCCTTTTCAATCCTTGTGTTGAAATCGGAATGCTACCTAAAACAGAAGAAGGTGTCAGTGGATTCCAATTCTGTAACCTTAATGAAATCAACGGTGGTAAATGTGTTGACGTTGCGACGTTCGAGAGAGCGTGCAAAGCCGCAGCAATTCTTGGTACACTGCAAGCCGGATACACTGACTTCAAGTACCTGAGTCCAGCATCGAAACAGATTACTGAAAAGGAAGCTCTCATTGGTGTGAGTATTACTGGCTGGATGAACAACCCTGACATTCTTTTCGATGAAGAGAACATGATCAATGGTGCAACCATCGTGAAAGAAACGAACGCAAGAATCGCTAAGCTAATTGGTGTGAACCAAGCAGCACGAACAACTTGTGCTAAACCTTCAGGTAACGCATCGGTTATTCTTGGTACAGCTTCGGGTATCCACGGTGAGCATTCACCTATGTTCTTTAGAAACGTTCAGATGAATGCAGACGACGAAGTTGTCAAGCTTCTGCGCAAGTACAATCCTAAGATGATTGAAACTTCAGTGTGGTCGCCTAATGGTACAGACGTAGTAGTCAGCTTCCCGATTAAATCAAAGGAAGGGTCAATCTATAAGAATGACCTACTGGGTGTCAAGCAGCTTGAGTACGTGAAGCTTGCTCAGCAGTTTTGGGTTGAGGCAGGCACGAACGTTGAACTGTGTGTTGACAGCAGACTTCGCCACAACATCAGTAACACAATCACGGTAGACAATTGGGATGAGGTTGAACAGTACATCTTCGATAACAGAAAATACTTCGCTGGCATTTCACTACTAAGTTTCTTCGGTGACAAGATTTACGCTCAAGCTCCATTTACGGAAGTGAAGACTGAGAAAGTAATCTTTGACGAGTACGGTTCGGGTTCAATGTTTGCATCAGGACTAATCGTTGAAGGTCTGAAAGCTTTCGACAACAAGCTGTGGTTTGCTTGTGATACTGCACTAGGAATTGGTGCTGTGCTGACAGAAGAACACGAAGACCTTCTCAAAAGAGATTGGGTTCGTAGACTTCAGAAGTACGCAGACAATTTCTTCGATGGTGATAAGACGAAAGCTACTTACTGTCTTAAGGATGTGTACAATCTGCACAAATGGATCACAATCGAGAAAGCACTGGTTGAAATCGATTTTGCTAAAAAGATGCCTAAACAAGACTATGTTGAAGCAGATAGTCTAGCTAGTCAAGCCTGCTCAGGTGGCGCTTGCGAAATCACTTTCTAAATAGGAGTATGAATCATGTCAGTAACATTTCTAATCGTGATTGTTGTGGTTCTACTTGCTTTACTCATTGGTACACTTCCTGGGAATTACTAAGATGAACGAACTACTCTGGACAATCAACCATTACTGGACTCGTTTCGTTAACTGGATCACCGGCAACGATGACGACGATGACTACGGTCATTTCATTCCGGCATAAAAAAGACCCCCTGGCACAAACCAGGGGGTTTTTATTTTAGCGCAACCCTTTGAGGTAAATCGTTCGGCCATTGGCTCCACGGGTAGCTCTTAGAATTTCGTTAACAATTTTGTTTTCATTGTAGGCTACATGCACCCATCCTGAGTCTGGAATGTCGTCTGTATAAAACTCTAGAATTAATTGAGTGAACTGTAGGTTCTCAGCAATCCACTGCGCGACTTCCAAGTTCGATACACCAGGGACTTCAATGTCAGCAGCCATCCCTCGCGTGTGGTCACTGTTAGGTGATCCACCAACCAGGGAGTTTACAGAAACAGACCTGAATCCTGATGAAATACTGACTGGTCCGAATCGATCACGAACGGGTTGAAGAACCATGTTGGCAAGTTTCTTCATGTTCTCGATTTCAGCCTGGGAAGGTGTATTATCAATACCGTTTCGAATTGCCATCTGACTCTTCGTCATTTCAGCAAGTGTGAAGTTCTTACTTAGTCTCATCGGTTTCCTTTCTAGCGAAGAATTTCATTACTTCATCTTTCATCTGGCTTCCACGAGATGATCCGAAGAAGAAGTTCATGATGGTAGAAATCAGCGTACCAAGCAGGAAGCCTACAATGGTATCTGCGAATCGAATACTTGCTTCAGGGATAGGGAAGAATGTAATGCCAACAAGATAGCATGCAGCGAAGATTGACCAACCAATAGCGAAGTACATTACGAATCGCTTACTGAAGAGGTCATCCTGTTGTAGTGCCTGCTTTTGCATATCACGAGCATCTGCTGTATTACGATGTTCAGAGTCAACCATCTTTTGCTCTGCTTCAATCTTAAACTCAGCATGTTTCATTGAAGCAATACGTAGTTCAGCAATCTTCTCAGGTGGAATATTACCGTCTTCGTTTGTCTCAAGCTTGATACCAGTCTTTTCTTCAACGTATCCGATGCCTTTATCTACAACCGCTTGTGCAAGCTTAGGTAGATTGTTAGCAATTAGGCTAGTTACGATGGTCGCCAGTAGTGGAATCGCCATAGCTAATCCCTTTCTCTTGTAGTAGTCTTTGGATTCTGGCTAACTTAAGCTTTAAATCCTCAATGATTGTGTATGCTTCACTGATTTCTTCTCGTGTAGCATGTAGTTGTTGAGCGAGTGTGCTGTTCATCTGCATCAGTTTCTCGTTCTGCTCAATCAATGTTTTCAATTGATCAGACTGAAGTTTACTAACTTCCGTTACTTGTTGGTGCTCTTGTCCTTTGGATTTAAAGAAGTAAGAAAGCACCAGGGAAACAAGAATCAGAAATGCAGCTAAGCTTTCCGGTAGGTGTTTGATGCCCGCAAATAGAGCACTGAGAAAAGGAAGTTCCATGTTAAATCTCTTGAAAGTCTTTGGGGAGGTGTCGTCGTTTTACTTCGTTGATGAATGAGTTCAGGCAATGATCTTTGTCAAAGAAAAGTAAAGCATCGATTGTAGGTCTTGAAATCCTACCGAACCATTTTCCCTTGACTTCAGATCGAAAAGCTCGACTTGACAGAGTTTCATCTGCTGCACCAAAGGTCAGTGCGTTCAGAAGTTGACTCGTCGCTACAGTGTTCTGATGACACCACTCTTTAGTTGTACTTAGAATAGTACAGACAAGTATCCGAATACGTAGTACCATGATTGCAAATACACTCCACCTGAAACAGTGTAAAGTCCATCTCTGATCTCAAATGTTCCGTATCCTTTCTTGTCGTACAACTCTTTAATTGTAGCTACAGCAATCAGGAAAGCAAAAGCAAAAGGGATACCGAATGGTACCATCACGGAGTAGATCGCTACCCCGTAAACGAAATGTTGAAACTTGTCATTGAGTAGCAGTAATTGTACCTTGTTCATAAAACCTCACTATGCATCTACCGTTGCTGTAGCTGAAAGAGTAATCACAGCAGTGGACAGAATCAAACCACTTGTAGTTCTGATGTCAACGAGAACTGTAGCGTTACTTGAAGTAGAACCAAAGATTGTCTGGTTAGCTGTGACACTGATCGATCTGGTGGTTGTCAAGGGTAACCACACACCGAATGAACCATCTGCTGAGCCAGTCAGGATGGCGAATCTCGCTTCGTAGTCTGCAGCATTTCCACCGAGCAACCACTCCGAAGAGTATGAACCATCTGCTCCATTTGCCGTTTCAAATCTAGCTACACCATCTGATCCTAACTGGTAAGTTGAATTGGCAAACGCTGTAGCTGGAGACACTTTAAAGTCAGAATCGGAAATAGACCTATCGGTAATTCGGACTGCTGATCCACCGGCAAGTAGTAGCATTGCAATACCTGCCATGTTAAACTACTCCTGCACCCGTTACGATAGCTTCAGTTGTGCTGTTATACCAAATCGTAGCCATACCTCTAGCTGATAGAGTTCTGTTTCCGGTAGAAGTTGATCCTGCTAGTCGCAGTGTCAATCCTGAACCTTGTGTGAGTGTAATAGGAATACCACTATCATTATAAACAGATAGCGTAGTACCCGCAGCTTGACCAGTATTGAATGTCACACCGGCTGCTGTAGCGAAACACTTACCTGCTTCAACACCACCTGTTACTCTAGGAATGTTGCGATATCCAACTTCGATACCACCGTAAGTTACAACACCTGACGAGTCAATGTTAAGTCTTACTGTGCCACCTGTTGAAAATGACTGACTCGTTACTGTCACACCAGATCGAGCGATTGCAATTGCATTCTGGAAACTTGAAGCGGCATCGTTTGCAACATCAAGGTTGAACACTGAAGCATTGCTAGCAATTCTCCATGTTGTGTTACTGGCTGACTGATCTGATTCAGTCAAAAGGATTGCAGGAGTTGCATTTGTAACGTGCAATGGTGCCAACGGTAGGGAAGTACCAATACCTAGGAAACCAAGGTTGTTGATTCGAATACCGGACGCAGCAGATGCCCAAGGAACAATACTTAGCGAATTAGATGAACTACCCGGGCTTGCACCTGTACCAAACGCAATGTACTGATCACCTGTTACGGTTAACGGATTCCATGCACCAGCCGAAGCTGCTACACCAAATCTAATGAAAGGACCATCTGCTGTTGAATTTCTGAAGACTACAGTTTCTTCAGCAGTTGTTGAAGTCGTGGACTGTTGAACAATCAGTCGTGTAGTTGATGTACCCGGAATAACACCGACACCAAAATTACCCAGGTGATTGAGCCACATGCGAGTAACAGGAGCAAGTGCGTTAGAAGTTCTGAAATGAAGAGTTGTTCTGTTCGAACCATCGTTTGTACTTGCGATCTGACTGTCTCTCACTCCTAGACCAGTGTTACCTGCATCCAGAGATAGGACAGTTTCATTTGAACTCAAGTTAGATGAAATCTTTGCACTTGAAACACCTGACCTGAAGACATCAAGTGGTGCTCCCGGCGTGCTCGTACCGATACCTAGATTACCCGCAGTAGTGTGTGTAGAAACAAGTAGTCCATTTACATACGTTCTTACTCCAACGTTACCTTCAAGATCAGTAAAGTCAGTGCTTGATACGCTCAATAGATTAGTCGGTGTACCACCTGACAGTCTGCCTTTATAGGTGACTGTGTTATTCAACGTGATACCATTAGTTGACGAAATACTCAAAGGTTCCCAATTCGTTGCATCACTTGCTGGGTCAGTAGTTCCTGCACCGCTTGTTCTACGTCTGAAGTTCTGGAAAGTTGTCGGACTCCATACTTGCTGTCCGATTGTGTATGTTGTACCTGAAACCCAAGCTACTGCACCTGATGCTAGGACTGCAGCATTAGCGGCAGCATTTGCAAGTGAAGCAGATAGAGAAGCAGAAGATTCCGAGTTACTTACTGCCGATTGAACTTCATTAAGTTCAAGTGCAAAAGCTGGAAGAGCACCAAGAAAGTTGTCGGCTCTGGTTGGGAAGTTCACAGGGTCGCTACGACTTGGTGGGGTTGGCAATGCTGTTACTGGCATAGTTGATCCTTATGTTAGACCCTCAATCTCTAGTTCGCAAATCGAATAAGACGGGTACTGAATTGAAATACTAAAGTCTCTGTAGAAACCATAAACCGTAAGTGCTGTCCTGTAAGTGTCAGACTCGTCACCGATCCACACACAAGGTGTAGCTCTTAGGTCAGAAAGAATTCGCTGAGTCTTTGCAACGTTACCTGCAATGACTTCAATTGGAGAACTTACTCTCTTACTGAATGCTCGTTTAACGAATGAAGTGTTTCCGAATTCGTCAGTTTCTTTCTTTGAGTAGTCGATGATGCCTACACTTGTTCCATATGGAGTATGTCCAAGGAAGTATTGTGTACCTACTACAATCGTACCAACTTCAGCAGTCTGATTGTCTCTACTCCAAATTGTGATGTTGATCGTACTTGGACCAAGAACAAAAGGAATATCGTTGAAGATAGCTTCGGAGTTCTCAATGTTTTCACTGAAGAAATATTCGTACCAGTCAGTGATCAATACGTCATCAAGTAGAATTGTCTTACTGTATGATACAGATGATCCTGTAACTGTTACCTGAATTGACTTTCCCTTTAACCCAAAAAAGGCTACAGTGTCGAACCCTTCGGTCATGTCAATTGTGAACGTTACAGTGTTTGTAATGAATGTGTTCTGACTTACCGATCCAGTTGAAACTTGTTGATCGAAAGCAGCGAACTTGTTGTTGAAAGAATAGCGTCTCCAGTAAGCAGAGTTAACCGTTGTTCCATTGTAGGGATTCTGGTTAGTGTTCGCCTGGATGCATTGGTACGTATAGAAATCATTCGTTACATCCACCAGTTGACCCACTGTGTAAGCTGTAACGTTTGACCAAATACTGTTTGTGTTTAGTAGATTAGTTGCACTCACGTTGGAAGGCAACACAGTTCTAGGTTTTACTACTTTCATGTTTACTTTCCATGAGGAACGACCCGATGAATCGGGCCGCTCTGTTATGTGCTAACAACTAGGCTATCACCATCAGGTGTAAGTCTTTCGAAGATTCGGACAAGTTTTGCAAGATGCAAAGCAGTAGTCTTGGTATTAACTTCGAGTAGATCGATTCGACTCTGCAGACTAAGATCACCTTCTGCGGTTGTACCCGTAGTCAGTGAAGGAAGAGTTCCTGTGTTAGTCAGCAGTCTTTGATTCAGAAGATTCAAAGCTTCAGTATTCTTTACCGTAGCTTCAACTGAACTCTTCTGCGTCTCAAGCACAAGTTGTTCCATTGAACTTCCACTGAACTTCTCAAGCTTCTCAGCAAACTCCATTACTTGCGCAAGGATGATTTGCTCCTGAGTCTGAGCTTCCTGTAGTGTTACAGCGTTACTTCTTGCCTTTTCGATTTCTCTAAGTGCAGCACCTTCGATCTTGTCAATCGCAGAAAGATCACCGTTGCCAGCCATCGATAGGATGGCAGAGAATGATGTGTCCTCAGTCTGTCTACCTGTAACGAACTCACGAAGCTTTGCTCCACGAGACGTATATTGATCAACAAACTTGGTGTAATCTTCCTGTGCCTTCTTGGCGTCTTCTAGTGCCCATACCTGCTTTTGCAGTGCAGCAGCAGTTGCATCAAGAGTCTTGAGTTCCATCTCACGAAGAGTAACCGTATCACCTTGCAGTTCCAGAATCTGTCTTTGCAAGTTAGTGTAATCCGACATGCTGTCAGCTTGGAATTCAATCATTTGAGAGAACGCACCTGACACACTGATCAAGTCAGCCAAAAGCTTTTGATCACCCGATGCCTTAATCTCGTCGACTAGCTTCCTGAAGTTCAGGATACTGTCAGGCATTGCAACACCGAACTTCTCAAACTCTTTACGTAGAACTTCAGTTACGTTAGCATTCTTCTCTTGAGCACTGTAGAACTTGTCGTAGTACACAGAAAGAGCTTCAGTTGCCTGATCTAGACTACCGAACAGTTGAACAAAACTATCAGCAGCTTTAAAGCCTGATACACTGGACTGATAAACATTCCAACCTAGAAGTTTGAACGCTTCATTCATTTGCCCAAGTGTGCTTGACATTCTTGAGATGGTGTCACTTGCTGTTTCACCATATCTCTGGAACTCTGTCAGGTTAACAATCGAACTGACCATTGCATCACTGATTCGTTTGAATTCATCAGCAATAGCTTGAGCAGCGTCTTCATTTGACAAACCATTCAGGTTCAGTCTCATGTTGTAGCTGAAGGATGAAATTGCTTCTGTACCGATACCAAGAACACCCGCCATTTCTTCGACAGAGTTCTTTACAGTGAGATACTGAGCTTCGATGCCACTACGTAGACCTTCGTCTAGTGCAGAAATGTTAGTAGAACGCTTGTCGCTTCTGAACACACCACCTTTTTGGAACAAGTCAGTGTATGAAACAAGATTGCTTGCACCTGTACCCGTGAATGTACCCGAGATACCTGATTGATCAACCTTAGCTTGACTTCTACCGAACAGTTTTGAAATTACAGTTGATCCACTCAGAATGTTTGCAAGTTTATCACTGATACCTAACTTAGTCAGTGCATTCGTAACATCAGCACTCAGACCTGCACCAATACCTCCAAGTGGACCAAGGTCGTCTTGAAGTTGTCGTGCGCCAATCTTATTGAAACCCTGATCGTAGAACTTACCACCGACTTTGTATGCAGCAAGTGCAGCAAGTGCGTATGGTCCCATTGTAGCAAGACTCGGTAATGTGACACTTCCCAACGTAATTGGAGCAGCGGCAAATTTACCAATTGCAGCACCGATACCAATACCTGCACCAGCAGAAAGACCTCCTGACGCACCAGCAGCGGCAGCACCAGCAGGGCCGCCCATCATTGCATTCGCAAACGAATTGACAATAGGATTAATGAAAGCATCAATCTGAAGAGTAATTCTCTGACGAAGAGCGTTTACGATCAGATCACGAAGTTTTTTCTTGGCTGCACCACCACCGTCAATAATGGCAGTAGCGATAACATCCGAGATAGACTTGCTGATTTCTTGCAGTTTCTTCAGGTAGTCTTCAGCAGCTTTATTTGAAGCATCACCCATTACTACTCTGATTCTATCTGCACGACGACGCAGTGCATCATCTTGAAGTTCTTCAGCTTCAGCACCACCACGAGGTAACTTTCTCTGGATATCAGCGATTTCTTTTCTGTATTCAGCTTCAATCTTCAGAAGCTTAATCGTCTTGTCTTTTTCTTCGTTGGTTTTACCAATCAATGAAGCTTCAATTTCAACTTGAGTAATCGAATCAGCGACTTGCATGTTAAGCTTTTCGCTCTCTTCAGATAGACTCTGTTGAGCACGCAATACAGCTTCATGCTCGCGCTTCAATTCAGCTTGAGAAGCAGTGTACTCCCTGTTGATTCTGATATTCTTAGGTTGTTCTGCTGCCAATGCACGAAGTGCAGCGTTTACATTCTCTGTGCTTTCTCCAAACTCAAGTCCAGCTTCAATGATTCTTCTATAGTTTTCACTGTAAGTCGGAAGGTAGTCTTCTGACTTCAGGAAATACTTCTCAAGAACCGCCAAGGTTTTGATGCGATCTTTTTCGGCGTCATTGTTTTCTCTGGTCTTTGTTACCTGAACTTCATCAAGTTTACGAAGCCTTTCCATGTCTTTAGCAACAGCATCTAGATAACCACTACGAGATTCAGGGTTTGCAGTTTGACTAGCTAATACACTGTTCTTTCTGATACTTGCAACCAAACGTTCTCGTTCTGACATGTTGGCTTGAATAAGCTTCAGTGCGCCTTCGTCCAAGTCTCTTTGCTGTTTTGAATACTCAGCTTGGAGTTTCATTGACTCAGCAGCTTGTTGTCTCGCACGAAGTTCTGTTCTCAGAACATTCAATCTTTCCTGTGCTTGTTTCAGAAGTCTATCATCAGTCTTGATCCCGAACCAAGCTGACTGTCTCAGATTGGATTGAATATCATCAACACGATCCTGTGCTTCATCAACCATTCGCTTAAGTGCGCCTGTTGCATCCCCACCATCTTTACGTGTAAGACCTTTAATGAAGCTGTCCCATGCATCACCCATCATTTTGGTGATATCAGCCCAGAACAAACCAAGTCCGCTCAGTTCATCTTTGATTGTAGCAACTTGTTCTCTCGTGATTCTTTCGTACTCAAGCACTGCTCTTTGACCAGCTTCGTACTCGTAACCAAGTCTTTGCAGTTGTTCGATCTGCTGAATTGTTTCAATGTTCACCATGCCCGTAGTGCGAGCAAGTTTTACCAGTGCATCTACCGGGTCTTTCTGAAGGTCACTGAAAGTCTTAACAGTTTTCTCGATGGCAACACCACCGTACTTCTCAAGCTCAATAGCAGCTTTAGCTACCATATTGATCTGAGTTGCTGTAAGGTCACCCTCTTTACCCATTTCTTGCATTACTTCAATGGATTTACCTGCTGAGAAGCCCATGTTTTCCAGGGCAGTAGCAGCAGCAAAACCTTGCGTTGTCGTAATACCTAGAGCACCATTTGTCAGAGCCATTGATCGAACAAACCTGTCGTTTTCACGAATGGCTTGGATCATACCGATTGGAATAGCCACCAGAGCAGCAGCGATGCCGAATACAATCGTACCAAAACCTAGGGTTGCAATTCTGAGCAGTGAAGCGTATAGACCTTGACCCGCTTTGTCAGCGGATTCCATCGCTACTCTCATTTGTTTCAATTCGTCAGACCTACCAACGATAGAAGCAAAGAAATTGATAACAGCATCGCCTGATGATACAATCGCACCCTTGAAGAAACCACCAATAGCAATCGAAGCATCACGGAATGACGAGGCGATCTGCTTTGCAGCTAGACCCATTGTCTTCGACAATTCTTTAGCATCAAGGTTAGCTTGCTGAATTGCAGCACGAATTTGGTCACCCTGTTGAATCATAACAATGAAAGGGTTTTGACCTGATGCAAGTGAAATACCAACGTCACCCATCTGCACAGAGACTGCACGAGCTAGGTTATCAGCATTTCTTTTATTCTCAGCTTCAGCTACTTTCTTGATGCCAACAGAAAGTTCATCGTATTTCTTCTTGGCTGCTTCAGCAGAAAGACCAGAGCGTTCGATGTTTCTACGCAGTTTAGCCAGAGCATCAGTATAACGCTGGTTAATTGTGTTGCTGCTCTCGTTGAAATAAGTGTTAAGTCTTTGTTCTAGGTCAACTAGGTACTGAGTAGCCTTAGCCGATTCCATAGAAGCACGACGTTGTTTTTCAAGCGCAGATGCGTTGTTCAGGATCACACGAGCTTGGTCATCTGTAAGACCTTGCATGCGAAGTGAAGCACCTTGGTTCGCAACATTAGGACTGAATCCTTCGTTCAGGTACTGAGATTTGAATGCTTGTTGCTTTAGCAGTTCTTCCTGCTTTTTCATCAAAGCATTTGTCTTTGCGATAGCAGTAGCTTTTTCATTCTCTGCTTCCAGAGCAGCTTTGGCTTCCTGGCGACGGAGTTCTTCCATCGCTTTTACTTGAAGCTCTTCCTTGGCCTTAGCTCTTGAAAGCTCGATTGTGTTCTTCGTTAGCTTTTCGATTTCAGCGTTGATCTGCTTGACTGATGAACCTTCAGCTTTCATTGCTTCTGTAAGTCTTACGATATCACGAGACAGACCTGCAACTTCTTTTTGACTAAGGTTCAGACCTGAAGCCATTAGCTTGTTGATGTTCTCAAGCTCTTTGACTTCCTGCTGTAATGCCTTCATGTGACCAACTGATTTGTCAAACGGATTGACACCAGTGATCTTGTTCATGTCTTGGAATGCTTTAGCCAACTCTTTTAGTTCAGCAGTGGTAGCACCCATCAGTTTGGCAGCAGCCAATTGTGAAGACTGACCCTTTGTGAAACTGTCACCAAGCTTCAACATGCCATCAGCAGTGTCGATAGTTTGGTTACGCATTACCTTCAGTGTTGTTACTTGCTTCTCAACAGCACGAGCAGCTTTAGAACCAGAAGCTTCAGTATCATCGTTAGCCTTCTTGATCTTGTCGCTAGCTTTCTTGGTTTCATCAGCAACCTTTTCTACTTGTTGAGTAGACTTAGCGACACCCGCCAACGGCTTAGCCAGCCCACCAAGGGCTTCTCCTAGTTTGTTGATGTCAGCGATAGCAGACTTAACTGCACTAACATCGACACCAATTTTCAGTGTAGCTAGATCAAGAGACATAATGTTCTCCGGTTGTCGTAAATAAAAGCTTTGCTTGTAAGCCGTTTAGCCAACAAGAAAAGCCTTCACTTGGAAGGCTTAGTGTTTTTCTTCATCTGTTTTTCTTGCTGCTTTCTCATGAAGTCCATGATTGCACCATCGAGCAGTCGAATCAGATCAACTTCCCATCGTCTAGGTGTAACATCGATTAATCTAAAGTAAGCATGCATGTCAGAGAATGAAATCGGGTTGTCGGTGAATCCATTACTTGATCTGTTGTTGTGTAGCTCAAGGAACCACACCCACACATCACGACAACTGTCAGGTAATTCTATAAGATTCTGTAGCTCTTTAGGAACTACACCTGTCATTCTCTCTACAGACTGAAGTTTATCCCTGGTTGTAGAACCATCAGCAGACCTTGTGTTGAGTGTAAACTCTTGCTTGGCATATTCGATGGTCTGTTCAATATCTTCAGGGTTGAAAGTAGAGGATGCTGTCGCTTTCCTCCATTACTTGATCACGAATCCAAGGATGCTTACGGAAGACTTCACGAGCAGCTTCTGCGGTAAATTCTACGTCCTTACCGTTGTCGGTGATACCACGCCAGCTAATCACTCGGACCACAGCCGAATTGATTGCCATTGTTTCGGCTTCTTCGATTGTGATTGTCTCGGGTTCTTTACCACGCTTTCTAGCAACAGAATCACGAGCCTGCATTTCAGCATAAGTCTTTCGAGCATAGTCCCTCACAGTCTTTGATTCAGGTCCACGAACTTTAATGAACGCACCAGTAGGTGTGTTTGACTTCGGGATCAATAGTTCGAATTCCGCACCAGCTTCGGCTGCTTCTGCAATGTTTGTTTTTGCTAGATCAAGCATTTGTAAACTCCTTTGTTTATTGTTAAGAATAGTTTTATCTCGTTTGAGATTCGCATTATATCATGTAGATTGCCGATTTGTCAATACTACACAAAAGAAAAACCCCGACACTAAGGCCGGGGCTTTCGATTCTATCAATTAAGCTAGAGAGTCTTGAATACTGATCGTAGTTCTTTCAGTAGCTTGACCAGCACCACCAGCAGCATTCAACAGAGCCATGAAGCTGTGCTGTGCAGTGATACCTTGTTCACCGTCGTCACGAGTGTTACTGTTCACTTTTACGCGAGGCAGAACAATCGTCATGAAGTCAGCGTTACCGGCTGATCCCGTTGAAAGGATAGCGATTAGCGACACTTCAGTTTCGTTAACGAACAGATCACGGAAAGTTGAGTTCTCAAAGTAAGCAGAGAAGTCACCATCTACAGCTACACGACCTTCGAAAAGTTCAGCGATACTGTTTGAACCAACAACCGTTGCGTTTTGCAGGTTACGGTTGATGTTGATGTTCAGACTTGTCAGCAGAGCAACAGGAGCACCGTTAACCAGCATTACACCTGAAACCGAAGCGAAGATACCAGAAGTACCCTGTGCAGTCGGTGAAGTGAAATATTGCGTAGCACCAGTTTGCGCAAGATCACGACCCGTGAAACCGAAGTCACAAGTCACAAGACCTGTAGCCGGTAGAGCCATGCTCGCTGTGTTAACCTTCAGACCTGTGAACACTTCAGAAGCAGGAACATCACTGTACCATTCTTCGAACGTGTATGAACGGTCAACGTGACCACTGGTAGGAGCAAAAGTCTTCTTACCAATTACGGCAACTGTAGCACCAGTAACTGCAGAACCTTCTACTGCCATCGCTACACCGTTCAACGGGATAACGTTCAGCACAGTACCAGTTACAGAAAGCACAACCATGTTCTTGGCAGTGTTAGCGGCTTGGAAAGTACCAGCAGTAAATCGAATTACGTCACCGATCTTAATGCCATCCGTCAACCATGAACCAGCAGCACGAGTTACGTTCCATGTTGAAACGCTACCGATTGCTACACCTGTTGCGATTGTGATGCTCAGAGTAGTGATAGGAGCTACAGTAGCGAAGTCACGGGATAGAGCAGCACCGAAGAAATCAGCGTAGCTACCGGGAGAAAGTTCACCACTTAGACTACCGTCAACGCTGCGAACACCGTGACGCATGTCTGCGATTTGATAGTCAGTACGAATCTCACCAGATTCATACGTTTCTTTTGTCAGGTTAAAGTTAGCTGTAACACGACGTAGCAGTTTGCCAGAAGCAGCACCCGCAAGTGTACCCCATGTCGTTTCTTGCTTGTAACCAACCTGCTTGTTTACACCTGTTGCAATTGGCATGTCAGATTCCTTATGTATTAGTTTGTTTCACTTTGCAAAGAGTTCGAATGTTTTAGGTACACTCGACAAAACCTGAAACCCTAGTCGTATACTTCGACAGTCACAGGCACAACCAAGGGTGTTACCACCGCATTGTCTAGAATTAGATTTCCACCCATGTTAGGTGTAGTGAAAACTCTAATGCGAAGATTGTCTTTAATGATTTCGTATCCACGAGCAAATGTCGATCTAAGATTACCGGCAGTTTGCATTGTTGCAGCCACACCCTGATTGATTGGACCAACAATAAAGAGTTGAACTTGGTAAAGTTCTCGTCTGTACTTCGATCCGAATACAGGGTCTTCTACTGCTGTAGGAATGATCTGACAACGAACATAAAGTGCATCATCTGGAGGATCAAACTCTACACTTTCCACAGCAAGAGGAATCGGAGACACTACGTCTCTAATCGCTTTCTGTAGAGTAAGAATTGTTTTTAGTACAGTATCTGGCATGTTACCCCTGATCGAATAGTGATTTGAACTTGCCTGACGCTTTGTAGATTGCTTGAATATCAGCAATTGTAGGCTTTGTAATACCAGAAGGAGCTTGAGTAGAATGACCTTGTTCTAGACCCATTGTCGCACCCGACCAATCTCGTCCACTAGGGAAATAACCTTTGTTCTTCGTGATGTAAGGTGCGTTGTTGTAGATGACAACGAATCCATTCTTCATTACATCGAAGTCTGAGATTTGAGTCTTTACTCTACCTAGAGACACACTTCCTTGTTCATCACCAGCAAGCCATCCACCTAGATAAGTAGAGCTTGGTGAGGTAAACAAGAAGTTAGCGTTACGAACATCACCAGCACCAACAGGAGCAGAGAAACGCCACGAGTTACGTGCAGTACCTTCTGTAGTTGGTAGCATTCGACCGAAGAACGTATAGCTTCTGGCTTCATACTTGTCTGCATTAGTGTCAGAATTACCGAAAGGTGTATTCATTACAGCTTTTTCGGTAAGCTCATAGAAGAATCCGGTGAACATGAAATCGAGCTTACGCACGAAAGTCTCTTCAACTTTCACAAGACTCTTTAGCACTTCATCCAGATTCATATCAATCATGTTTTCACACAGAGAAGTCGATATAGAATAACTTCACCCATCGCACCATGCTCGGAAACTCGTTGCACAGTGTACGTGTCAGTTCCAGAGACAACCTTGTCGTTGACGGTTGGTTTCTCTGTGAATAGTGCAGCTTTAGCATAGAACTCAGCAACCTCTTTACCGATCAGATTCGGGTAGTTGTATTGACTAGCCTCAATCTGTCTCTTGTAAGCTTTGGCTGTAGTATCAACTTGTGTCGAACTAACAGCGCCTGTATCGAAGTCGTATGCTCCGTTTACAATTCTCCTGAACGTAACGTTTGCACCAAAGCGGTCAATCATTCTGTTTGTAGAGATTACAAAGAGATTCATTCCGGTACCTCAAAATAGTTATCAGGATAAGTCTTTGGGTCAGTTGGTACAAGCACAGCGTTGTTGTCTTCGTTAAGGATGTTCTCACGCATATCCTGTTTGGAGATACCACCAGCATAAGCGCCAGCGAGTGTCAGTGCAGGATTGAAGTCAGGATTCTTAATGAACAACTGTAGAGCCATTCGATACTGTTCAGCAGCTTTCGATCCTTTTACACTGAAGATGTCAACGGTTTCATCACCACGCATCGATAGCTTAAACAGGATACTCTTAGCTGCATCGATCATTGCACGACGAATGCTTGAGTTGTTTTTGTCAATGAAGTATGTGTACTCTTGATCTGACAACATCGGGAAACCAACGTCCGTGTCTGCCAGTTCATATCTTACTTGTTGAATTTGTTCTGGTGTAGCCATTGTGTTTCCTCTCTTAGTAAAGCACTCACATGAATACTTTAATAAGAGCCCCCGAAGGGGCTCTGTCGTACAAGCAGTGATTAGTTGCTTGTGAAGCCACGGACAACCGCAGCAGGACGACGGATCAGGTGAAGAGCGTTGTGCTCAGTCTGAAGTTCAATCTTTTCATCCTTACTATCACGGTATGAGAAGGCGTAAGCTTCCTCACCAAGCGTGTTAACGTGCGAGAACTTGTTCGCAGGCGAGAAGTAGCTGATGAACATGTCAGCAGTACCACGCGGAACGAAGTAAGCATCGTTTGCAGGAATCAGAGGAACACCGTTGTATGAACCACGGTACTCGATAAACTCCACACCACCGTGTTCGAAGCGGCGGAACAGACCTGAACCAAGGCGCTGGCGCAGAGGTTCTTGTGTCGAAGTGTAGAACTTGTAAGCTTCCTTGATACCAGCTTGAGCAATCAGCTTGCCGAAGAATGCAGGGCTGCAAAGAGCCACGACACTCGTTACGCTTTCACCACTCAGAATGTTGTCCTGAATGTGCGCGATAACTTCTTCAGCCTTAGCGATAACGTCAGTACCTGCGGTACCAAGCACGAAGTCAACTTCACGACGAGTAACACCGAAGTCACTGTAGTAGTTACCAACAACCGTACCGTTGGGAGCGTAAACTGCACCGTTCGTGATGGCAAATGCGCGAGCAGTTTCCATCGTAACTGCGTGGTTCATACGAATACGAGCCAGCTTACGAGCGATTACAGCAGCTTCCGTTTCAGCTTGGTCAGCGGTACCATAAGCACGCTTACCTTGAAGGTCTTGCGGGCTGACAGCATCGTCAAGCGGGAAGTGAGGGATTGCGAATGAACGCAGGGCAGCAACTTCGTCTCTGTTGACAAGGTTACGAGCACCGCGAACTTGGTCAGTGATTACACCGAGAGTACCAGCTTTAGATTCGATAGTGATGCTGTGCTGAGCAACAGGCTCACTACGGAAAATACCAAGCTCATTGATCAGACCCCAGGTATTGGGAATCAGATTCAGTTCTTCGGTATAGTCTACAAGCTCAAACGGCTTTTCAAATGAACGAACTGTAGGCATTGTAATAGTCCTTAGTTGTAGTTAGAATTAAACAGCGTCGTTTACACGAATGCCGAGAGCTTCAAGCTGTGCGTACAGCGCATTCTGTTCAGCCAGAAGGTCGAACGTTGCGTCGAGTACCAGAGCGAACTTGGAAACAATAGCTGGACCACGAACTAGGCACAGTACACGAGTGTCTGTGGTAGCAGGAATAGCTCTGTCTTCAAGGCAGATGGCGAAAGCGTTTTGTGAACCGTCTGAGGCAGTTTGTACAGCAATACGAACTTTACCGTTTGCAGTAACGCGACCAAGTACAGTACCTACAACATAGGTACGAGCACCGGCTTCGTTAGCAACAAGAACATCGCGGCAGTAAGCGAAGTTCGGCTCATATTCGTGCTTCACAAGGTGGCTAAAACGGAAGGTATCAGTAGCAAATGGAGCAGGCATGATTTATTCCTCGTTTACTTTTCATTAATGATTTTTTGTGCGCGAAGAGCCTTGACGATAGGATTCTCTTTCACGAGAGTCGTAGTCGTTTCTGCACTTGCACCTTTTTCTTCAAACAATGCTGACTTTTCAACAGCACTATTCATCTCAGCAAGAACCTTGACAACAGCGTCAAAGTCTTCTTGTTTCTCTACTAGACTTACAGCTTTGAAAAGAACTTCAGCTTTTGCTTCATCCTTGACTGCAGTCTTCAGTGCGTCAAAGCGAGACTTGCGAATAGCTTCTGCACGTTCTTTGCGGAATTGATTTACTTCGTCCTTAGCCTTCTGAAGTTCTTCCATCGTCTCAGTCAGAGACTTTTGAATGTTTTCCAGGGCTGACTTTTCAACCATTTCAACCGTAACTTCGGTTTCGATAGTTTTTGTCATAGATTTCTCCACATTTGGTTTTGAACCAGAGGCAGACGCCTCTTCTTTTCTTTCCTCGCTAGCGGGTGAGGCATCCTTGACTCTAGCCTTTGGTTTGGCAGTAGCCTTGGAATCTTTTTCATACTTCTTCAGTGCCTTCTCAATGGTTTCTTGATCAAGCATGAAAGACATGTATTGTTCTTCATCTAGTTCAGACAATCGCGTTTCAACATCCGTTGACTCTTGAAGTGACTTCAGAATCTCGAACGATTCAACCTTGGATTGAATCCAGTCTTCGTAAGATGTCTCAGAATCTGATTCGTCAGACTCAGGCGGAACATAACCCATGACACGAGCTAGAACTTCAGCGTCTTCGTAGTAAAGACCAAAGAATTTGCGTAGGAAATCAGGCACACTCATTGTGACCTTGATCGACTGCATCTTCTCAATAGCTTCTTCACTAAAACTTACTGCTTTCATCACTAGTGCATAATCAGCACCATTTGCTGGTCCACCTACAGCGGGACCAACCAGTGCGATGTGGCTGTCTTCTTTACTGAAGTCGATGTTCTTTAGAGTTCGTTTCGGTTTAGTCATCATCATCCTCTAAGGTTTCGACTGTTGCGCGGGCACCAATGCTGATACCTGTGATATCACCAGACTTAATCATCTTCCAGATATTCTCATCATTAATCTGGAAAGTCATGAGCCAAGTGCCTTTTGTTACCGGAATTTCATTGAGCACAAAATCGGTAGGTGCGAGATATGATTCCACAACATGAAACTTATCAGTCATGACTCTGTGGAAAAGATTAGCTCGCATTGCACTTTTGTTAAATGATTCCATCGCTTTACGAACGTCTTCTGCTGATGTATAGTCACCAGTCAGATCGGTAGAGTCGGGGAGCATTGCAACATAAGTTACCTGCATCAGTTCATCATTGTGTTGTTTCTCAATTGGAAGATCGAAACCTACAACTTTTTCTTCTGTGTTGAGTTCAGCTTCAGTGATGGTGTCACCGTAGCTTTTCAGAACTCCATTTTCTTTAAGCACTTTTCGAGTCCAAGCTAAACCTGCTTTTCCGCCAGTCGTAAGAAACTCAAGAAAACCATCAGACGGTCCACCATCTGCTAGTCGAGCAAGTGGGTTAATCGACTTACCGATAAACTTCGTTTGCTTCGTGTAGAGTTCTTTAATATCATTTAGACTAAACTCAGTGCTCAATTTGTCGATGGTAGGCTTGCGGTTTTTCATGACTGCAATGCTTCGACCTCGACGCATGTTCTTTAGCACAGCATCCGGTGGAGTGTACTTTCTTGTCTCTTGCATACATTTCCTCCATTACATAACTGTGAGACGCTATTGTATCATAAAAACAACAAAATGTCAAGTAAATGGGGGAATTTCACCCCCATTTTTTTCATGAAGCGGCAATTACTTGTACTGGAGCACTAAAAGCTTTAGCAGGAGGATTCTGGAATACCGTACCATCACTGTCGGTAATGATCAGCCATCCAGTCTGTCCAATTGCCAAGCTTGAGTCTGTAACGTCGATTTCAAGAACACCACTCAGGTCAGTAATCTCTGTAGCACCTTGACAACTTGGACCGTTGAACAGGTCAGGACGATTCTCATCAAAGAAAGCCCACTTGAGGTTAACAAGTGAAGCAGCTGGTGCAGTTCCGTTTGTAGTAAGAACCACAACAATTCGTTTAAGAATTATTGATGAGCCAGCGTTTGTTGACTGAGTTACAGAAAGTGCAGAACTTACGTTACCAGCAGCGTCTCTAGCTCTTACTCTGAATGAGTAAGAAGTGCTAGGTGAAAGACCTGTAAATGTAAATGTCAGAACATTACCTACGTTTGAGTACGAGGTTCCACCGTTCGAACTTACTTCATACGCTGTAACCGCAACGTTGTCGCTACCCGCAGGCCAGCTAATCTGAACAGAACTAGCTGTAACTGTTCCAACCGTAATTGAACCAGTTAGCGTAGGAGGCGTGGTGTCCGAAGCAGCACTCGTTGTGAAGTTACCTGTGATAGCTGTACTTCTATTGCCAGCAGCGTCGAATGCACGAACATCCACCGTGTAAGCAGTCGAAGGTGTAAGTCCAGACAATGCAGTAGTCAGAACGTTTCCTACTGAAACATAAGAACCACCGTTCAGTCTATACTCGTATCCTGTAACTGCAACGTTGTCGCTACCTGCTGACCAGCTAATTGTCGCACCAGCAGATGTAATACCTGACGATGAGACTACACCTGTCATTGTCGGGTTAGTCGTATCACCACCACTAGTCGGTGTTACACTATTGGACGACGCACTCTCTGCTCCAAAACCGTTAGCGTTTTGTGCAGCAAGCGTGAAGGTATAAGCTGTACCGTTAGTAAGTCCAGTGTGAGTAATTGGCAATGAAACACCAGTTACCGTACTACCACCGGGTGTCGCTGTTGAACGATATCCAGTAATTGCTGAACCACCATTACTTGCAGGAGCAGTACCGTTTACCGTTGCTTGAGCATTACCTACTGTAGCAGTACCAATTGTTGGAGCACCAGGGACTGTACTCGGAGTAAAACTTGCTGTACTTACAACGTTACTTGGGCCAGTTTGAGCAAAGTGCGCTCGATAAGCTGTACCGTTAGTAAGACCAGTCAGGTTGAAATCACGAGCACCAGTTGCACCACTAGTGATTGTCAAAGTAGGTGCTGCAAGAATAGCAGCAGCAGTAGGTGTAGCTGTAGCAGCAGGTAGAACTTGAATTGCCAATGTTGAAGAACCAGAAGGTGCAACGTCGGTTGTTACTCTAACTGTAGAAATGGTATTGCCAGTGCTTACGACTGTTGGAGCGGAAAGAGTTGGAACGCCACGACTGATTGGGTGTGGTAGAGCCGAAGTCGTCGGCGAGTTGTACGCTGACAACGTGCGCGTACCGCTGATGCTGGTCAAATCTGAGTTATTCAGCAGCGTCCAACCGTCAATCCAATCTGCGACGTTCTCTGGGAGCGTACCAGTCGTCAGCGCTATGTAATCAGTGTCGGTCAATGCTCGGTTGTAGAAATGCACCTCCGCAATCGAACCCTTGTAGTAGAGAATTTTCTCACTCGTGTTGCGCTGAATTACGCCGATACTGGTTGTGTTCAGGTCGCCGGTTTGATCGGTTACTGTAGCAGGGTTAACTTCTTCGCTGGTGTCGCCAAACCAGACAGCTTGTGAAGTCGTATTGTAAACACCCATCTGAAGATTCCAGTTGGAATCTGAGAAGTCGGGAGGTGTGGTCTTAGTGGCATTTGCGTCTGTGTTGTAACGAAGACCGGCGAACTTACTACTATTGCCGCCGCCGATAGACATGCGGACCCACTTGTCCGCTGATAGTTGGCTCATTGAAACGACTGTGCGTTCCGAGCCACCGTTAGTTTCAGACCCTACGTTCGCCACATATGCGACGATGGTGAATGGAAACGATGAGCCGACAACCCTCTGAGCGATGTCGAGGTATTGATTTATACCGTTTAGTGTGAT